GATATGGGCCGCTATGAATAAAGATATGGTTGAATGGATGACAGAAGAAACTAGTGATACTATGGGTCCGCGTAGCGACTGTGGATAATAACTAAAATTAAAGGAGAAGAAAATGAATAGAAGAAAAATGTTAGCGTTGTTAGTAGGAACTGCAGCTTTCCCTTGTGGTCTAATCTCAGCAACCCCAAAAGAGAGACCCTTAAGATCATCTTGCAAAGATTGCAAAAAGTGCGGACGTTTCTGTAAGTGTGAATGCAGTAAAGGTTGCAAGTGCAAGCCCGGATGTTGCAGAAAAGGAGAGCCTCCTATTTTAGGCCCAGCTTTTGAACGGCCTCCACAGGGTAATCCTCAGCCTAGACCCTCTCACGGAGGACCTCCACAGGGAAATCCATTCATGCGGTCTCACGGAAGGACCTTTGGCCATCCTCGCCATACTCTACCTAAGAAACCTAACCATGTAGATCATGAAATCATGATGCGTAAGTTTGATGAGAATAAAGATGGTAAAATTAGAGGAGAAGAAAAGGAGACTGCTTACCGCTGGTTCCGAATGGCGTTCGATAGCGCAAATCCGGGAAACAAGTATAGAGGTCAAGGGCCACGATAATGAAAAGAAGAGAGCTTTTAACGAACGCCGATCTGCATCCGGGGATGATACCTATGGTGGTTGCAAACGAAGTCGCAACAGCTGTAAGTCCCAATGGGTCTCAGAGAATAGAGGAAGCCCTGAAAAGCCTGCCCGTATCCAATACAATTTCCCGCCAAGTCCGCAGACGAAACAGTGATCAAGCGATGAAGTGGATGTTTATTTTTGGCGTTTTAGCCGGAGTTGCTGCCCTAGCCGCCTGCACATATTTATTGCTTCCAACTTATCTGAATTCTGGTGACCAATACCAGATGGTTTCTCAAAAACCGAGTGATTTACCATTGCCTCAAAAACCGTCAGAGCCCGATGGTGGACCAACAACAAAGTCCGCTGTACCAAACGTTGAGCAACCCAAACCGCGTCCGCCAGCGCCGCCATTAGATAAACCGCTTGTTCCTGTGCCACCAGATTTTGGTGACCCGCAAAACCCCAAACCGAATCCCCCCACAGATTCGGGAGAAAATACACTGCCTGAAAAACCAGATACCCCTCCCAAGCCAATTGAGCCTGCGGAGCTTGAAAAGTTAATGGAAGCATTAAAATTGGGTCGCGCAGCGTTGAGCGACCGCAATCTTGATATCACTACCAAGCAATTGGCCATCGCTGAGCCCTTAGCACGCAGCGGCGAACCACAAAAGGCGTTTAATCGTCTCAAAACGATGCACGAATTTGTGACGCAGTTTATGCGGTTGTCCAATGAGGCGATTGATAAATATGAGAGCGGAGATGAGATTAGAATTAGTGAGAGTAATGCCGTCGTGGTTGTCGAGACGTCACCACAGGATTTGACAATCAAAATAGCCGGTACCACTAAAACGTTTTTGCGTAAACAACTTTCAACAGGTCTCGCAATCGGTATTGCCGACCAAAATTTCGAGGAATCTAAATACAAATCAACGCTTAAGGCTGCCTTTGTAATTACGCAGAAAACGGTACGTGATTTCGAAGTGTCAAAAGCCCGCGAATTTTGGAAAATGGGGCCAGAGTCGATTGAGCTATTGGAAGGCTATATTTCCGATGATTATGAAAAGGAAGAACTAGAATGAAAAGAAGAGAATTTTTAACGAGCACCGCTGGCGTTCTTGGGCTTCTTCAAACTCTAGAGGTTCGTGGAGACCAGAAGTTCTATGAAAGCAGAGAAGGACCAGCAAAAAGCGTTATCTTTATCTACCTTCCCGGAGGCTCTGCTCACCAAGAGACTTGGGACCCCAAACCCTTCGCTCCCATTGAGTATCGTGGACCTATGGGTAATATTCAAACCAATGTCGCAGGAGTAAGACTCAATGAGATGATGGTAAATACATCAAAGATAGCTGATAAACTTGCAATTTGCCGATCAATGACTCATGGTGAGGCGGCCCATGAAAGAGGGACGCACAATATGTTTACTGGTTATCGTCCTAGTCCAGCTCTCCAGTATCCAAGCATAGGTTCTGTGGTGTCACATGAATTTGGCCCACGCAAAAATCTTCCTCCCTATGTTTGTATTCCCAGTCCCCCCAATGAGTACGCAGGAACTGGCTATCTCAGCAGTTCATTTTCTGGATTTGGTCTTGGGGCAGATCCAGCCAGCGATGGGTTCAGGGTACGTGACTTAAACCTGCCCGACGGAGTAAATGATGATCGGTTTATCAAGAGGCAGAAGGTTTTAGCTACTGTCAATGATCGCTTTGCCAATAAAGAAAATTCAGACTCGCTCGATGCCGTCGATACATTCTATGATAGAGCATATAGCTTAATTAATAGCCAGAAGGCTAGAGAAGCATTTGATATCAATAAAGAAGCCGCTGCTACTCGTGACAAGTATGGGCGGAATACCGCAGGAGCAAGAATGTTACTTGCGAGACGTTTAGTTGAAGCTGGCACTCGGTTTGTTACACTAACCTATGGCGGATGGGATATGCATAATGGTATTGAGGAGGGAATTAAAAGACAGGTTCCAGCTCTTGATCAAGGCTTTGCTGCTCTTATTTCAGACCTAGATGATAGAGGAATGCTTGACTCAACACTTGTATGTATGGCTTCTGAATTTGGTCGCACTCCTAAGATTAACGCTACCGCTGGTCGTGATCACTGGCCTAAGGTGTTTAGTGTTGTTATGGCTGGAGGAGGAGTTAAGAGAGGTATAGTCTACGGCAAGTCTAATGCCACAGCTAGTGAGCCAGAAGAAGACGCCCTAACCGTTAAGGACTGGGCTACAACAATATATAATCAGCTAGGTATTGTCGCAGATAAAGAGCTAATGGCTCCCGGAGATAGGCCTATTGAAATCATAGACGGCGGTAAAGTAAGACAAGAATTAATTATTTAGTTTAAAGGAAGAATTATAATGAAAAGAAGAGAATTTTTAACGAGCACCGCTGGCGTTCTTGGTCTTCTGCAAACCCTGAAGGCTAATCAGGAAGAGATAAAGAAAAATGGGAAATCAGCTATCCTACTATGGATGGGTGGCGGCCCATCTACTATGGATATCTGGGATCTTAAACCGGACGCCGCAACCGGAGGGCCATTTAGACCAATAGGAACTTCGGGAGATGTCCAGATTTGCGAACACATGCCATTGATGGCCAAGCAGATGCATAACATGGCAATTATTCGATCTATGAGTACTCGCGAAGCAGACCATATGCGTGGACGTTATTATATGCATACAGGTTATGTTCCTAGTCCATCTATGGAACACCCCAGTTACGGGTCTGTTCTATCCCACCAATTAAAACGGGACGATATTGAGATACCTCAATTTGTTACCGTTGGAGGGGGCAGTATGGGCGCAGGTTTTCTTGGGGCCCAGTATAATCCCTTTTCTGTCAATAGCGATGGTAGAATAAGAAACCTAGACATGAAGGTAGACGCAAGACTCATTCAAAGAGCTTATGCTCTTGACTTCTTAGAGACTAATTTCATTAATCAGAAAAGAGGCTCTCTTGCTAAGGATCACCAGTCGGTATTAAAGCAGACATTCAATCTTCTTACGAGCGAACAGATGGAAGCCTTTAAGATTGCAGGCGAACCCGAACCCGTTAAAGAAAGATACGGAGATAATGGATTTGGTAAGGGTTGCCTAATGGCAAGAAGACTTGTAGAAGTCGGAGTTCCCTTTATTGAAGTTAATTTAGGGGGATGGGATAATCACCAAAATATTCACCCGACACTAAAAGATAATAAGCTGCCCGTGCTTGACCAAGGAATGAGTGCGTTAGTTGAAGACCTTGAGCAAAGAGAGCTACTAAAAGACACCGCCATTATTTGGATGGGTGAATTCAGTCGTACTCCTCGCATCAACGGAAACGCTGGTCGCGATCACTGGGCTCGTAGTTGGAGCGTCGTGGTTGGTGGTGCAGGCATGAATGGTGGTATCGCGGTGGGAGCAACAAGTGATGACGGAACTAAGGTCATAACAGACCCATACACGTCACAAGACATCATGGCCTCTGTCTGTAAAGCATTAGGTATTTCCTTAAGCACAACCTTTACTAGCAATAGTGGAAGACCTATGAAAATTGCCAACTCTGGAAAAATCATAAAAGAACTATTTGCATAACAGAAAGCAAAAAAATGGCCTTTACTACGAACATTACAGGCTTTCCGACCACCGGATCGTATGGCACAGACGGAAAGCCTAGCGGTATAAATAATGATGGAGGCATTGAGGTGACCCCCCAAAATGCAGGGAACGTACCTTCTTCCAGTACCGAGTCACGAGAAGGGATAAACAACGACAAGAGTATTTCTGGAAACCCATACAATCAATCCGCAAGCTCAACGGACACACCCTCTCCTGTTGGCAATCCCAGCATAGGTAACTATACAGAGTCTCTCTCCGAAAGAATAGTGGACAAGGGAAGCTGGAATCCTCTTACGGCAGAATATAGCACCCCGCCTTTCTCCGCCTCCTCGGGATGCTGGAACGTTGGCAATAATAGCGAAGCTTCCCCGTATGTAAATACACTAAAGGTTGACAATGCCATTCGAGACGACAACATAAGTACTATTGGCGGGGGAGGAGGCCCACAACCTTTTGTTCCCGGACGAAAGGCTCCGGTTTGCGACTGTCCTCCGTTTATTGCATTGCCTGACATACAATGGGGTCTTGATGAAGTTTATATTGAACCGGGAGACGCATGTCAGTCTCCACGGGACGATGAGCTACGAGACATGAGAATACCTTATTTTTCTGGCGACCACGAAGGTCACAGTGGAGTCTTTGCCCTTATTACCCGCCCGTGGGATATGTCAAATGCTTTTATGAACGATTTAAACCAAGACACGGATTTTTTCGGAACGCCTTGTTTCCCACCAGAAGCCTTAAGAACAGCTATTAATGGAGGGCACTATCCGGGCCCAAACTGTACATGGAAGCACGTAGAGGTTTCATATAGAGGAACTGGAATATCTGACGTGGGAGTTTCGGGAGCCAACTGGACAGGATGGTGCAATAAGGATTATGCATTCAACTTTTATGAAAGTAGAATTGGAGGACACTGTTCCGGAAAACCGGGCCACCTTTATGCCTGCGACGGAGACGGATTCATTTCAGAGCTAACTCCGACATATATATTTACTATGCAAGATTCCTGTGATTGTAAGGCTAGGTATGACAATGGAAGATGGTCATCAAAATCCGTGTTACCAACGCTCGGATCAGTATGGGTGCAGGACGCGAAGCCGGATTGGGACGCTTCCAACGATGGTGCGATGACTGAGGAGGTAGCCACAAAGGTTTATTGGACCGGATCGGGATGCTATGTAAGTCCCCTCTGGTTCAATCGTCACGATCAGCACCAGCAAACAGGATTGGACAAAACAAAGATCTTCGCAATAGTAGCAACGGGAGGTGGAGGTCCGGGAGCAGGGGACAATATACCCCCTTATTGGAGCGACACTGAGTGCGACTGGATGTATGCTATTAGAGAAGTAGTTTCTGGCGAATGTAATAATCTGGAATACAGTCCTTTCCACGACCCCACCACAACGGGCTGCCCTACCGGCCCTATTATTAAGATTGGACTTACCAAACTAAATGACTGCGATTCTTACGGAAGGTGTCCCGGCGTTAACTGGGTTTGTTGCTTGTCTGGAACCGGAGAAGATCCGGGTAGCTCCGGTTATTGTAACTCTATCTTCAATAGAGGACCCAAACATCTTAATGGTGACTATGTTTGTTACTTGGACGGCACCGGCAATGTTCCGGGTTCTAGTGGGCAAAACTGGATGGTAAACAGTGATAGTCACTGGTCTGGTAATACCGGAGTTGCTTGCGAGTGGACATATGATTTACAATATTATACTGAGAGCTTGACGCCCCCTTCCTTTGTGGGACCTTCTGGAGCTCTTCAGACCGGAATTTTGGAAAGTGCAATATCAACAGGATGCGTATAATGAATATATTTAATAAGTCTTTAATTGTTATGGTTCTATTACCAACCGTCATGGTTGCACAAGAAAGAGAACTATCTCTCAGGGAAAAGCTAAACAGTCTTACCTATACTCCTGCGGTTAAAGAATTAGCAAGAGATAGAAGAAGGGCATCTTTAGCAGGTATGTTTTTGGGTCAAAGGAATAGATCTGTTGGATATCACCCTATTATATCAGTGCTTCCGCAGGGTCATTCTATGGTAGCGGGCCCAGTTATACTCTCTCCAGACCGTAGGTATGCTAGAATAGGTATTTCTTACTCAAATATGAGCATTGGAGCAGTCCACACCTTTAACTTTTCCACTGGGAAATACCAGACGCTAGACAGTGGAAAGTAAATAAGTTGGTGTATTCTATAGTAGTATACCTTCTATAGGAGATAAAAATGGACACCATCAAACCCATAGGCCACTTCTTGCTGGTTCTGTGTATGATTAATGTAGTTCTTTTGGTTCTCCTACATAAAGAAGTATCTAAAGAGAAACCCCTCCCAAGCCTTAGTATTCCAGCTCTTGATAAGCTCGTTGATGACTCTAAAGCAAGAGAGAGCATGATTATGCAAGTCATTTTACTAGGCCAACATAAAGAAGGACTTCACGACGGTGAAGTTATAGATCTCTGTCCTGCATGCCCAACTAATCTTCAAATAACCGAACTATAGAAGAAAGAAAACAATGAGCGACCATTTCATTACAGACATTACAGGAGTTCCGGTCACCGGATCCTACGGTACAGACGGAAAGCCTAGCGGCATAAATAATGACGGAGGCACCGAGACGACTCCACAAGACGCAGGTAACGTTCCCTCTGCCGGTACTGAATCACGAGAAGGAATGGATAACGACAAGAGCGTAACTGGAAATCCCTACAATCCAAACGCAAGCGGAACGGACACGCAGACAATAGGTCTTGGCAGTAGTAATATGGGTCCCAAACAGAGTAATAAATATAGTCCAGATGCCCAGAGGCTCTTCAATAGCCAATTTAGGAATGACCCATCTAATAATATTTATGCTAAAGATTCGTTTAACCACTATAAAGGAGAGTCTCCACCATCAAGTATAGAGCCTACATACGAAAGTTCCTTTAATATTCAAGGAGGCGGCACTTATCAGTCTGGAGACGCTGTTGGGTCATTATACCTTGATAGTGGTTTAAACGAGATAAACAATCCCGGCTCTACTTTAACAACAAGTGTTGGTGGAGCTGTCTATACCTCTTTCGTAGACCCTAACGTCGGCCCCGGTCCGGTTATCGGTGGGGACGGAACAAATCCATATATACTATGTACGAAAAACTCGTCTGGCTTAATAGATGTAAATTGTGAATTTGCAGAATGTGTGGGTGGACAAGGTTCCGTGCAACTGGGCAAGAAGATGAGAATTTTTCAAGGGCAAGGTTGTAAGAAGTCTGGATACTGGGTTCAGATGCTCGATACATCATATGACCAATCCGACGAGCAAGCCCAAGAAAACGCCCTAAATTGCGATTTTTGGAGAAAAAGCGACCGTAGAGGGAAGGGCAAGATATCTCAGGCCTCTAATTTAAGGAAATGTGGGAGCAAGATAGGTCGTGGGAGCTGTATCAAGGTAGTATGCCAAGACACAACAATACCTCCAAAAGAACATAATGCTGGATATACATATACTCATAAGCTTATGTACGTCGGAACAACTCTTGATGGAATAAAAAACAAAGAGTGGTGTGCCTTCGAAGATGAGCACCGATTCAATCCACCGCTGACGGTCGCTAAGTCGGGCTGGACAGAATGGTTTTTCGAAGGGGATCGCTGCACATTAGACGGTACCCGCGACGAAGTTACCCACTCAGGGAAATTATACAGCTGTTGCTGTAAGACAAATCCGGAAGGTGAAGTAGTGCCGTCGGGTTATGAGCTAACACTCGTAGGAGATCTTACAGCAGGTACATCAGGTGATCCTTGCGACTGCAGGCGCAGAAAAGAGAACGGTCCAAATTTTCTTCCAGAAGTGACTGGTGCAGGCCATCTAAAAGATGAATGGTTTACAGTTTTGATGACTGGCTGCAATCAAGAAGCAGCTCTCGACCACTATATTCAGAAAGATGATAATTTATATTGTATAGCCACAGGAAAAAGCGGCTCATTCGGAGATCCATATTGGAGCGAATCCGATTGCGCTTGGATATACTGGACTCAACGAGTGGCTCGTTGTGATGGTGAAGATCCGGATGTGATTGCAGACCCTGACAATGCAGAGCGAGCTATTAAAATTAAGAGATACTGCCCTTCTGGGGCGGCAAGTCAGACACTCACAGACAGAACCCTATTTCCTACCCCTACAGAATCATCCACCTCATTCGGATCTATTGACAAAGAGGACATGATTAATTATGCTTGGTGCCAGACTGGTAACTGCGTACCTAACTGCACATCAGGAGCAGCCCTGTTTGCTGTAGGAGAGTATGTTACTATCAACTCAGCCACTCAGAGTGCAATGACTTACTTACACGGAGCATGGGACCAATCTGGGACATTTGACCTATCTAGTTCCGGAGCTTCGTGCAATGGGATAGCCTGCGGCTTCAATGTAGGCGTGGTAAGTGGTCTTTCAGGTTGCGACATCCTCTCCGATAACTGGAAAGTTTCTCGTAGAGAATGGGGTAATCATAACAGCGAACCAGATTCCCGCGATTGCACATGGGGATATCAAATCGAATTCACTGGTTGCACACCATGCAGCGGAAGCACGCCAGTTACGTGCGACGCACTGGGAACAGGAATGGCACCCAATTACGACGGTCCATTTAGAGAGTGGTTTATACCAGAATCTAGCCTTACATCAGGATCGGGGTGTACGGGTGATGCTTCATGTGGCCCGTGTGTCTTCCCAGTCTCAATGTTTGAAGTAGGAGACTACGTTAAAATAGACCAACCGGACGCAATATGGATAGGCCCTACGACTGCTGTTAGCGGATATGTCAAATCGCCATTTAGCGGTGGTTTCTATAGCGGCTTCCTTATTGATTTCGCAGTATCCGGAAACGGACAAAACCACACCTCAACAGAACCATTCTACACAGGATGTGCTGGTGGCGACGAAACAGCTATGTGCAGCTGGGTGTTCTCGGAAACGGGCGCAGCCGGACCACAATATCCCGGTATCGGACATTGGGAATTGGATAGTTCTGGCCTATGCGGAGATTGCTGTCTCGCAACTAAGCCAAATAGCGGCTTGCAGCCCGACGGCACTTACATAGCCAACGACTTTGATATAGTAAGCTTCAATTGCGGTAGTGGCGTGAGTGGTTGTGACGTCCTCACCCAAAGTTGGAAAATAACAGCGAAAACATCTGGTGACAAGACTAGTGATCCAGACTCTCTAGATTGCACATGGGGATATCAAATCCAATTTACTGGCTGTCCATCTTCATCTGGAATATGCGAAACTACAGGGAGCGCTCCTTACGGCACCTATGACTGGATACCAGAAATCTACTTAGTCACAGGATCAGGCTGTTAATGGCAAGAAAAAGAAAACCCTCCTCTAACAATACTATAATTCAGAGAAGAAAAAAGCTTAAAGCCAAGACGGACAATCAGGAACTATACATTGACTCAATGCAGGACTCAGACGTTACGTTCTGTTCTGGCCCAGCAGGGTCAGGAAAGACTAGCGTCTCCGTTGGTTTAGCCTGCGAATACCTGATGGAAGAAAGGGTAAAAAGGATCATTATAACTCGTCCAGTTGTTGAGTCTGGAAGGGGTCTTGGTCATCTTCCCGGAACTTTAGTAGAAAAGATAAACCCATATCTCGTTCCTATTCTAGAGGAAATGAATATGTATCTTACTAAAGCTAGGGTCGAGAACTTTAGGGAAGAAGGGATTATCGAGCTATGCCCTCTTGAATATATGAGAGGAAGAAACTTTCATGAATGCTTCATGATCTTAGATGAAGCTCAAAACGCTACCTTTGAACAAATAAAAATGTTCATTACTCGCATAGGTAGAAAATCTAAAGCCGTAATCAACGGAGATCTAAAACAGTCTGATCTAGGACATCAAAGTGGAGGCCTCTTAACCTGTATGGATGAGCTCTATGATGTCGAGGGAGTTTCTGTCTGCGAACTCGACTACTGTGACATTATCCGCAGCGATATTGTTGGCAAAATTCTTAGAAAATTGCACGAGTTTAGTCCCGCCAATTAGCTTATTGACGGTATAATAGTATAGCTACTTTATAAAGGACAAGACTTAAGCAATGCCAGAGTATAGTTATATATGCGAAGAATGTGATCATAGTTGGTCAATATTCTGCCATAGGTCTAAATATAAAGACAAAAGAAACTGCCCTTCTTGCAAGAAGAAAAAGGCAGCCTATAGGAATTTCCAAGAGGACGAAGTCTATACAGCTTATAATTATTCTCTTTCTGAGGCCAAGACGATAGGCCACTACGCAGATAAGCAAAGTAAAAAGCTCGGTAAAAATAAAGTGGAAGATATGATAAGGGAACAGAAAACCAAAAAGATTGATACTCTATCTGGAAAACTAGGGGACGGTATGAAGAAGATGGATCGACCTAACAGCTCCCCCAAATGGACAAAAGAATCAACAAAAAAAAGAAGAAAGAAGAGTAGATAATGTTTCATAAAATTAAAGAAGATAAAGCAGAAGACAAAAATAAGATAGTAGACGTTTTTACTATTTCTGGGAAACAAACAGACAAGGATCTTGAAGGGTTTCCTAGGCTAGATCCAGAACAACAGGATCACTATGACGCCTATGCGAAGAGGATTACTCTGGGTAAGAGAGTAAAGTACTATGTAAAGAGGGGTAGATATGGGAAGCTTTACAATCCTATTGGTATGTATTCAGAAGGCACCGCTAAGAAACAAATGAGACATGCTGGTAGGCCAGAATGGGAATTTAAAGAAACCAACGAAACTGTTTTTAATAAGTATATTAATTTTCTAAGAACCAAGAATGTTGCTTGGCTCAACAACGCAGAAAGAGACTCATAATGGGAAAACTATCAAACGCAAAAAATCTTACAAAGGCTGAAAAATATTCTATTGAGGGCATGTATTCTAATGACATGTCAGCTCAAGAAATAGCCAAAGCTCTGGGGAGAGAAGAGTCTCTTGTGTCAAAATATGTAGACTCCCTTCAAGAAGAGAAGAAAGAGCCCCACGAAAGCAAGGGGATGGCAGTAATGACCGAGGCTACCTCAGAGAGAGTGGATAGGCTTCGGCAGAACATGCCAGAAAAACCTAAACACTCAGCTATACATACTATCAATTAGATAGACGGGCTTCATTCGCGCCCGAACCAGTAGGTTTTTAGCCCTTCCTACCTGCGAAGCGAATGCATCCTCAAAAGGGTTATTTTTCAAAACTTATTTTAAGGAGTAGAAAGTTGGCAAAAAACAGAAGCGATAAAAGTCGCTACCCCTCTCGCTATTCTCCCAAAGGCTGGGTGTCAGGTTCTCAATATATAACAGAGCTTGTTTGTGAGAAGAAGGCCCAAAGAGAGAAGAAGGAACTCCCGATGAAGTTCTGGGAGGACAAAGACTGGTGCAAATACTATAAGTACCAGATCACCCTAGCCAATAGGCTCATCAAAAAATACGGCGAAGAATCTATAGTCGCCGCTCTAAGAGACAAAAGGTGTTGGTCTACATATTCTCTAAGGTCCCCCTTCCTTGAAAAAATAGTTGAGGAAAAATCGAAACAAGTTATCGAGAGGCCGGAGAATACAGAGTATAATATTAAAGAGTCAGAAGAAGTCAAACACAAGACAAACAATAACCACAAATCAATTATTTCTAAGTTGAGGGATTTAGATGAATAAGGATATTATCAAGGAATACGGCGATGTTCTTCACGACCCCTCTTCAATTGTAGATAGACCCCTAGAAGTTCTGTCTGTTGGCCCTAAATTAGACATAGCTCTGGGAGGAGGAGTGCCTGAAGGGTCGTTGTTTATAATGACTGGCCCTGAGAAAGTCGGAAAGACAGTAACCGCACTCACATTTTGCGCCAATGCACAAAAACACTATCAACGCAAGATCTACTACGCCAATATAGAGGGTCGCTTAAAAAAGAGAGATCTAGAAGGTATTGTAGATTTGGATCTTGATTCAGAAAAGATGCAGATTATTGGCTCTACAGAGGGAAACATTTTATCTGCTGAAAAATATCTGAGCATTGTTGACAATATCGTCCATACGCAGCCGGGTTCTTTAGCTGTCGTAGACTCCTTCTCGGCTTTATCTAGTGAAGCAGAGCTTACAGGAGACCTCTCGGACATGCAGGTTATGAGCGTCCAGAAGGTTTTAGCAAAGTTCTGTAGAAGAATTTCAAATGTTCTCCCAATCAATAGGGTGACTGTGATTGGAATAACCCACCTTATGGCTAACATGCAGAGGTTTGGAAGGGGAAAAACAAAGATAGAAAAATCAGGGAACGCCTTAAAGTATCAGGTTGATGTGAAGCTACATGCGAGCCACTCAGTTCCCCTGATGCAGGGAGACACTCAGATTGGCCAAACAATCCACTGGCAGATCACAACTTCCGCCATAGGCCCTCCGGGACAAAAGGTAGAAAGCCACATTAGATACGGAAGAGGAATATGGAAGGAGATGGAGATGTCCGACCTTATGATTGACTTCGGCCTCATCTCAAAGGCAGGAGCATGGCTAAAACTACCCAACGGAGAAAAGATTCAAGGAAAGGCCAAGCTAGCAAAATACCTAGAAGACAACCCAAAAGAATACGAAAATTTCAGAAAAGAGGTTTTAACTATGGTGGGGATGTACAATGAAGACTAAGGTTATTGGAACGTTTGAATGTAGACTATACCTTGGGTCTATTTATGAGGATACCAAAGCCCCTTTTTATGAAAGGAAACTAATCCAAGAGATCCATCGTGTGCAGAGTGCTTTTAGGAAGTACGTACCTCTTAGGGTTACAAAAACTACCTTTGTTTGTGCTCCAAAATATATAGAGGACGGATGGGAGATAGCAGCGATCAATTACCCAAGAGCCAAAACAGACCCAGAGATAATTGAAGAGTTCATGGAGATGTTGGCTGAGGATTTTCTAGTTACATTCCAACAGAAGAGGGTAACCCTTGTAACGCCCGCTATATCGATTATGTACGAATCAGAGGCTCCATACATGCCTCAAACAGTAAGTTAGACTTCTTAACTGTAAATGTGTGACCCTCCAAAAGTCAGGGTTTCTAACCAGCCCTATAAAGTAAGTTACCTCGTTCTTATCTTTAATGGTTAGGTATAACAAAACGAGCAGGTTCCATTTGCACCTGAACCAGTAGGTTTCTAGCCCTTCCTACCTGCGAAGCGAATGCTATATCAAAAGGGTCTTTTATTTTTCAAAACTTATTTTAAGGAGTAGAAGCTATGATTAGGAACGCTAAATTTTGGGGACTTGAATACAGTCCTGAATTTATTGAGATGCTCAATCTCACTAACTCGCTGCTAAATGATATCTCACAATGTGTACGCGAAGAAATCTCTAATGGATCAATTGTTAATATCAATTCTATTGGTCTCGGTCAATATGTAGAGTTAAGTGACGGAGAAGAAGTCACACAGGCTGGTTATCGAGATAGGATTAGATACATTCTAGACAAGTATCCTGTTGTCGAAAAGAAAAAAGGAATAGAGAGACAGCTAGTAGGCTATGTTTTAGAAAGGTTCGCTGGATATTTCAAAAGAAATAAAGACTGGAAAGAAACCATCCAAAAGAAGATTCCAAGGATTACCTTTAAAAACAAGAGTCTATACAATAAAGATAGGAATGTCGAGATAAATAAAGAAAAGAAAGAGATTCTTTTCCACACTATATTTGGAGATTACAAGGTTCCATATAATCTTTCCATCAAATCAGACCACTTGGACTCTGGAAATTTTGGAGGAAATTTAATAGTAAAACAAAAATGCTTTGTAGTCGCTGTAGATGTCCCCTTTGTTCAGCAGTATACTCCTGAGAAAGTTCTCGGCTTTGATATCAACAAGTCTTTAAATAATTGGATTGTCTTCAATAGTGGAGATGTTATTCCTGCACCTGATGTTGTAGCGGACTATATTGAGAAAATCAGAAAGCTCAACAAGACTATTGACAACAGTAAGAAAGAAGGTCTTAAAAGCTCTCAAAGGCGATCTCTACGCAAACAAATTATAAATAAGCATGGGCAACTTCATGCAGAAATTAAAAAGGTATGTGAGAGGATTGTTGAGGTCATCAAGAACCAGAAAGCTCTACTCTGCATAGATATGGTTAAGACAGGTCAAAACATGGGAACCTTTGGGCAGGACAAGATTATTCCTGAGCTTCAGACCCTATGTGAGAATCAGGGAATTCCTTTTATCGCTGTTCCTTGCAAGAACACTTCAAGGAGATGCTCTTCTTGTGGATATGTCCATAAAGATAATAGAAAAACTACAGACGAATTTGAGTGCTTGAAATGCGGACACGATGAGCTGTCTCATCTTAACGCAGCAAAAAATATAGCTTTTCTTGGAAATAAAATGTTTGAGGCTGGTGTTCCGTGTGGAAATCACGGTAGAATATCTGTAGAGAAACTAATAGAAAGACACGGGTCTCGTCAGCACCCGAAACAGCATGTTATGACGTTCATGACTGGAAGTTGATGAAACAGCAAAACGTCGGGGTCTCAAGGTCGCCTCAAGCAGTATGTCATAGCCCTCATATCTGCAAGGTCTTGAATTGTCAAGGGGCTGTGGAGTCTATATGAAAATCAGAGATTTAAACAATGAGGTTCATACGTGGAAGCTTAGCGGCTACGTTGTGGCTGCAAATGACATGCGTCCACGCTCCAAACTTCATCTGGCGGCGAGGAAATTGCTCATTGAGCTTTTTCCCACCGTTCAGGTGTTAGAGGAAGTTCTTGCTCCATTAACTAGATATGAAAAATCATATTTTGACTTTTATATAAATACTCTTAAGCTCGCCGTAGAAGTGCACGGTCAGCAACATTACAAATTCAATTCTCTATTCCATAGCTCTGCACAGGATTTTGCAAATCAAAAGAAAAAAGACCGGCGAAAACAAGAGTGGTGCGAGTATAATAATATCACATACGTTGAATTACCATATAATGAAGGCATAGATAAATGGAGACTAAGAATACAGCAAAGGAACGACTAGATCAGGTAGAGGCAGTACTAGACGAGTATGAGGGCAAATTAGGAATAGGTAGCTACCCTGAGGACTTCCACGATCAGTCTGTAAAAAAGTACATGTCTATGCCAAGACAACAAATGGAAAAGTTGACTGTTGAAGAGTGTGCGGAAGCAGCCCTTCTTCTCGGAGGATTTTCCTTTTATCTGCAAAGATCCTATAATAGAGAAATAGCTAGGGTTAACTGGGCAGCCTCCAACCTTAAGAAAATGATCTCAGGAAGAGAGCAACAATACAGCGGATCATGGGACAGTCAGTACTATCAAGCTATTAAAGAAGATGGGTATGCAACTAAGCTAGACAATATTAAAACATATGCTCAACAGAGAGCTGACAGACTAACCTACTTGGCTACTTCTGTAAAAAACTTAAGTGACCTATATATCAACCTTCAGAGATCGAAAATAAACAGACATGGATAAAGAACAATTAAAAGACCTACTTAAGCAATTCAGTCAGGAAGAGATTCGTGAAGCTTTGGGTGATGAAAAGAAGAACAAGAACCGAAGACGTGGAAAGGGCAAGAGAAAAAAGTCTAACAATAAGACAAGGTCTCAGAAAAATACTGAAAATAAATTTGATGACATTATATCGACGATCCGATTTAGCCCCGACGAAGAAAAAGAACTAAAGGAAGCAGAAAAAGCAGACAAGGGCTCCGAAGTCAACCCAAACAGAGGAAGACGTGGAGCTGTGGAAAAACGCTCGTTTAGGTGCACCTCTTGTGGAAGAGACTATAAAATGTTTCCATCTCAGATTTTTAACAGAGATCGCTGGAAGTGTAATCGCTGCATAACAGGTGGAAAATAATATGTTAAATGACCTACCATCAGAAAGAGCAATCTTAGCGGGTATATTTCGCTATGGAGCGGAGGCCTACTACGACGTCTCAGATATCGTTAGCGAATCTTCTTTCACTGATGAGTCCAACATCGTACTTTTTTCATGTATGAAACACGTCCTAGAAGCCGATGATAGTACCTCTCTAGATGCTCCTACTATGATGTCTGCTGCAAAAGAGCTTGGGTTCTCAGACTTCTTCAACACTCAAGAAGTGCAACATATGTCGTCGGTTATTAAATTCCCGGTACTCTTAGAAAACGTGCGCAGGTTCGCAGCTAAAATACGCAAGCTAGAAATAGCCAGAATGATGTACGACCAGCTAGACCTGACCAAAGAGAAATATCTTGACATTAAGGGCGATGAGCCTATCGCAAAAATCTTAGGGATAGCTGAAGATGCTGTTATGGACGTTACCTCTGTCATTGCCGGAGAAGATGAGTCCCCAACGAAAATGTTTGATGATGTTGAAGCTCATTTAGACGAGCTTGCAGAGGAGTGTGTCGATCAGATAGGTGTTTCAACAGGCTTCCCAAGATATGACTTCGCTATTGGAGGAGGTCTCAGAAAAGGAACTGTTAATGTTATCGGAGCACGTCCAAAGACCGGCAAGACGCTATTGGCAGACAATATAGGTATACATATTGCAAAGGGCGGCATCCCAGTTTTAAATCTAGATACAGAAATGAGAAAAGAGGACCATCAGCATAGAATGATGGCCATGCTATCCGGAGTTCCTATAAATGATATTGAAACAGGAAAGTTTGCAGACGATCCGGCGACTAGAAAAAAGGTGACGGACGCCGCTAGAGAGATCAAAGATATACCATATTACTTCAAGACTATTGGGGGAGCTGCTTTTGAAGAGCAAGTGGCGGTCATGAGAAGATGGATTAGTAGGGTCGCAGGATTAAATGATAAGGGAAAGGCTAATGATTGCGTAATTATTTACGACTACCTTAAACTTATGGACTCAGCCGAGATTAAAGGAGACATGAAAGAGTTCCAAATACTCGGCTTTATGATAACGGCCCTGCATAATCTGTCTCTTAAATATGAAGTTCCCATTCTAACATTTATCCAATTAAATAGAGATGGAATAACAAAAGAGAGCACAGATACCGCTTCTGGTTCTGACAGAATTATCTGGCTTTGCTCTAACTTCAGCATCTACAAACATAAGTCTGATGAAGAGATTGCTAAGGACGGCCCAGAAAATGGCAATAGAAAATTAGTTCCTCTTATAGCCAGACATGGAGAAGGCCTTGAGCACGGAGACTATATCAATGTAGAACTTACGGGGAAAATTGGCAAGGTAACTGAAGGGCAAACCGCCTTTGAGTTGGACAGTGGTGTTAGCGTCGTGGAAGAAGGAGAGCTTTTTAATGGTTCAGAAGATGTCGCATTCTAAAAAATATGATTACGCCAAGGTACGAACACTAGCTAAAATATCTGGTCAATATATAGACCAAATATATTCTTATTTTGGAATGACTATTGCATACAGAAATGATATATTGATGAAGTCTGTTTGTCCCATACATGGGGGAGACAATCCGACAGCACTCAACTTTTATCCTAATGGAGAATTTAAAGTACACTATAAGTGCAGGACTCATCAGTGCGAGGAAATCTTTGGCAACGGAATGATAGATCTAATGAGGGGAATTTTATCTAGGGTCAATCATGGATGGGAAAAAGAAGGAGACAAAGAGGCTACCTTTAAAGAGTCTGTAGACTTCCTGCTTAAGTTTTTAAAGAAAGACTTCAGCTCACTAGAGTCTGATAATCATAATGTAGAGAAGCTCCACTTTAATAATTTAGTAAATACTTTAAGCTCAGAATCTGCCAAGAAAGGCGGCATCACTCAGAAAATATATAGGGATAGGGTAGAAGTGCCCTCCAAATATTACTTGGATAGAGGTTTTTCCCAGAAGGTTCTTGAGGATTATGATGTAGGCTATTGTAATACACGCAACAAGCCCATGTACCAGCGTGCTGTTGTTCCTATTTATGATAATAACCATGAATTTATAGTGGGATGCACAGGAAGAAGCATATTTGAAAAGTGTTCATCTTGTAACAACTATCATAACCCTGAAGAAAAATGTCGCCATTTTCCCAAATGGATGCATAGTAAGGGCTTCCAAAAAGAGAAATGGCTGTATAATTACTGGGTAGCCAAGGATGAGATATCTAAAAGTGGTGTCGCCATTCTTGTTGAGTCTCCGGGAAATGTCTGGAGACTTGCTGAGGCCGGAATACATAATGTAGTTGCTATATTTGGAACTGCGTTTAATAACGACCAAAAGAATCTATTAGACGAATCTGGGGCACTGTCTCTTATTTGTCTTATGGATAATGACGAGGCAGGCCAGAAGGCGGCTAAAAAGATAGAAGAGCAGTGTGGAAGGCTCTATAGATTATACTTCCCAATTTTTGATGCAGCAGATATCGCAGAATTAAATGTAGATACTGTTACCTCAGATATTAAACCCTTTATTGAAAACGCTATGAATGTCTACAAGGAACTTTAAAATGACCAGAAAAGATGTTAGGAACTATGCTGTCAGTTATCTATGGCACAAAGCAATCGCAGACCAAGAAAAAGCCAAGCTGTCCCTTGAGCTATTAACCAACAATGCCGCAGGTATTGGAGACCACTCAACGGGTGATTTTCACCAAAACCTAGACGAAGCCTTAGATCTTCTTGTGGACGCTCTAGACCGTCTAGAAGTTTTAGTAGACCTTTATCCGGACCTCGACAACTAAAGGAAGAAGACATGACTCAAATACTTGGATTCGCTGGAAAGAAGCAAAGCGGAAAGAACACTGCCTGTAACTATATCGTCGCTCTCAAGCTAGCTGAACTTGGTATAAGCAAAAATACTAGACTAACAGAGAGAGGGCTTATTGAAGTTACCGACGTTTTCGGAGAAACCATAAGTGGTAAAGAGTGGTTTAGTTTTACTGATAAAAATTTAAATGTGGACAAACTATTCGACGACAGCTTGGGAAAGTTCGTAAAAATATATGGGCTTGCAGACACTTTAAAAGACCTGTGTGTCAATACTCTTGGGTTAAAATACAATCAGGCCTATGGGACAGATGAAGAAAAGAATTCCAGCACAGATATCGAGTGGGGATCTCTTCCTATTCCCAATAAAAACGTCAAGTCAAAAAAAATGACAGCTAGAGAGGTTCTGCAATATATAGGCACAGACGTCTTCAGGAAACTAGACCCTGACGTTTGGATAAAAAGCCTACTGCGTAAAATTGAAAAAGACAAACCAGAAGTGGCCCTTGTTTGTGATGTCCGATTTAAGAATGAAATTTCTTGCCTTCAAAAAAAGGGAGGTTTTATACTTGGTCTGACTAGGGACAAGTACAACAAAGTAGACCAGCACTCTAGCGAAAAAGAGATTGAGGAAGGTTTTTCTCTATGTGATTCAATTATTGATAATCAGGACATGGACATTAAGGAGCAGCTCAAAATGATCCACAAGGCTATACAGCACTTACCAAACGTTATCCCAACGATGGAGAAATAATGAGCATCCCGATTGTATATTTTAGAAGCAGTTCTTTTAATTCTCATAGGATGTGCCCTATGCAGTACTACCACGAGTACACACTTGGCTGGCGTGGAAAATCAGGAAAGAAGGCAGACAAAGGAACTATCGTTCATAAGGTGCTTGAGATAGCAGCGATGTGTAAGAAGTCACTGCAGGATGGTCACGAAACATTTGAAGACACCGAAATAGGCAAGATTGAAACATCCAACTATGACCCAGAGTACCTAGATGAGATTATAGATAAGGTATATGAATATTACACCTCTAGGACTACACATCACGACTGGAAACCACTCGACCTGAAACACTGTCGAAGATGGGTTTGGAAAATATTCAACGACGATGACGGGCTGTTTGACCCTAAGAATAGGCTCGTGGTAGACGCAGAGCCCCACTTTGACTTTGAGGTTGAAGAAGACTGGGCTAAGTATAGTTACACGCTAGATGACGGCTCAGTACTGGAGGGCAACCTTTCCCTAAAGGGAACCATCGACCTAATAACAGATGTGGGAGATGACACTTACGAGATCATTGACTGGAAGACAGGAAGGCGTCTTGACTGGGCAACAGGAAAAGAGAAGACTCCTGCCAAGCTGCAGAACGACCCACAGCTTAGAATGTATCACTTGGCTGTAAAAAAAATGTATCCACACGTTAAGTCCTTTTTAATCACTATACATTTCATGAACGACGGAGGGCCTTTTACTTTACATTTTCAAGATAGCGATATTGAAGAAACTATGGAGATGATAAAGGCTAAATTTGAAATCATAAAAGAGACAACCCGTCCACAGCAAATAAAAAGCTGGAAGTGTAGTAAACTATGTGCGGCAGGAAAAAGCACATATGAAGATACTCATGTCGAGCCTTTGTATAATATGTTTGGTGCTCCACTCACAAAGTGTGAACAAACAATGGCTATGATTAAAGAAAATGGAATAGAGTGGGTAACTGGAAACTGTACGTCACCAGACCATACCATTGGCAAGTATCAGGCTCCGGGAGAAGTATGATTATAGAACTACCGTTTGATAAAGAAATGATAGCTAGAGCCAAACAAAAGGCTTCGTCCCTTGGGTATATTAATAATTCAATCCTTAAAGGGGCAGGAAACCTTGCTGGATACCTAGGAGAAGAAGCTCTCGCTCCTTATGTCGGGGCTGAAATAGTCAGTAACAATAGAGGTCTGGACAAGTACAACCATGACCTTCTGGTTCAAACTCAGCATGTAATAGAAGACACCCAGAGAATAGAGGTCAAGACAAAACGTCGCACGGTTACGCCAAGACCAAACTACGATGTCTCTGTTGCGGAAACAAGCTCTCACCAAAGACCTGATATTTATGCCTTTATCAGTCTAGAGTTTGACAGGGTGACGAAGGCTCACCCAAAACAATACTATGGTCTGAAAAAGATCTGGCTTTGTGGATTCATGCCAGCAGAAGAGTTCTGGGAAAGGGCGGATCTCTGGGAAAAAGGAAAAATTGATAAGACCAACAACTTCAAAACACACGTTAACATGTATAATTTAGCTGTAAGAGATTTATACACAAATATATCCGAGGCCTTAGTATGAAATACGTACCGTTACATGTCCATAGCGAATATTCACTTTTAGATGGCCTGTCCCAAACAAAGCATATTGCAAAAAGACTAGAAGAGATAGGGGTAGACGCCTGCGCACTGACAGATCACGGAACTGTAAGCGGAGCAATCGACTTTCATAAAACTATATCAAAAGGATTCAAACCTATTCTAGGGTGTGAGTTCTATATCAGTAATAGAGACGCCACAATAAAAGAACCTGACAATTCAAAATTGTCTCATCAGGTTGTCTTGGCAAAAGATTTGGAGGGCTGGAAGAACCTACTTTCGATGGTTTCCATATCGAACAAGGTAGGCCACTTCTACCATAAGCCTAGGGTAGGCACCGACTATTTCATGGAGCTTGCATCAAAAGCTAATGGCTCTCTAGTTTCCTTTAGCGGGCACTTGGGTTCTAGACTGGCAACTGCCGTAGTAGACAATCCCAACTGGCAGAGTGATGGTATACGAGAAGCAGAGAGGCTGCAAGAAGCATTTGGAAAAGGAAACTTCTATATAGAAATCCAACTTATTGATTCTCTTATAAATCAAAAGGCTAAAGAGGTTGCAGAAAAACTAAGAGAAATTTCTAAGCTAACCAAAATCCCCTGCGTAGCTACTCCGGACGCTCACTACTGTCGTCGTGAAGATGCCCACGACCAAAGGGTTCTGTTATGCACAGCCTTGCGAAAAAGTATTGGTCAGGTACAATCAGAATTAAAACAAGGGAAGTCTAAGTTTTTAGGGACTTTCTTTAATTCTAACAACTATCATATCCCCAGCTATGAAGACATGAGGGAGTTCCATACAGAAGAGGAGCTTGAACACACTATAGATATCGCTAATATGTGCACCAACTATGATATTCTAGGACCTCCCAATCCTCCCGTATTTGATTGTCCAGACGGGATGTCTCCAAATAGTTATTTAAGGGAACTGTGTAGGGTAGGCTGGGCAGACAAGATGGATCATGTTGCAAAGGGCTCTTTGTTTA